TTATTGTATCGAATCTCTCACTGATTCAGCTTGCCTTTCTAAGGCGTGGTCTTTGACCATTATGTCAGCTGGAAACGGGAGACAAGTGCATTCGGAAATGTGTGCAGCGCTCAAGATGTACTATTTTTATTTGGAAGACTCTACTGACCCAACCATTCTCGCATATATAGATGCCGGCATTCCCTCCTATGAACACTGTATTTCATTTTATTTGGGGTGGGAGTGCTATTTCGACACTTCTCTTTTTGATCAATCGACAATAGGTTTGGTTGGAGGAATAAATTGTTCTGATCATCAAAATGAGTGGTAAAAACAATGGAAAGAATGGAGGTGCCGCCTCCAAATCTGGCCCCACCCGAAAGCCCGGGGGTGGTGGCCAAGCGAAAGCTACTGGGCAACAGCCGCAAGGCAAAAAGCGAAAGCGGAATCGCAACCGCAATGCTAACGGACGAGGTAAGCGTTCAAACACTGGTTGTACCATTGTCAACTCCCCTGTTGTCAGGGGAAGAGGAGGATATTTCTCCGACATGGGTAAGAGTGCTGGCGCTTGGCTCGGTGGTAAAGCTGGGTCTTTTGTTGACTCCGTCACAGGAATGGGAGCCTATAACGTTAAGCGAAATTCTCTTTTAAACTCCCGTACCATTGTCTCCGCTCCAAATGGACCACCTCGCGTAGTTAATGCTAAACGAGGAGAGGCAACTGTTGTCAACCACCGTGAATATGTCGGCGATATTTCGTCCGGCACCTTCGTCGAAGGCACCGAATCCACTGGATTCAATATACAACGCTGGCAGATGAACCCAGGTAATGGAACTTTGTTCCCCTGGCTTTCAGCCGTCTCTACTGCTTTTCAGGAGTATGAGATAAACGGCATGCTTGTCGAACTTGTCACCGAGGCCTCTGAGGTCTCTACAAACCTTGCTATGGGTGTTATGGCCATGGCTGCAGAGTATAATCCTCTTGCCGAAACACCCAACTCTAAGATCGAAATGCTCGAGCTTGAGTACGCCGATGTGGCGAAGGTTTCTCATTCTTTAATGATGCCTGTTGAGTGCTCTCGAGCTTACGATGGGCAAACTCACCTTTTAACCGCAACGAACAACAATTATCTAGGAACTGACGCTAGAGGCTTCGATCTCGGGGCCCTATTTGTTGCGACGGTGGGTCAACCTGCGGAGAACACAAAAATAGCAGAGATGTGGCTAACATATGAGATTCTATTCTACAAACCACGTCTCCCTGACACCATTGGTGTCCCGGGCATACATGCCCAACTCGCTTCCTGCACATCTGCCGCCCCTTTTGCGGGCTTTATGGTTCAACCTGGTTCTAATCCAGGTTTTGTCATGCAAGCAGGAAATACGATCTATTTCCCCCGCGCTGCCCCAAATAAGTGGTTTTGCTACTTTTGGTGGTGCGGGCCAACTGGCACAACGGACATATACGAGACGATAACCATGAATGACATGGAGTTTGTCTCGACAATGTTCGCTGGTTCAACTGGCAACGATCAACTTGATCGTACTGACACGGAAACAGGGACGTCTTCTAATCCAACGAAGATGCAAATGTCCTTTATCGTGCAGGTCACTGGACCAAGCCCATATCTGACTCCTTCTGGGGGAGGGCTCATTAATGACACCTTTGGTGACTTCTGGGCTTTCCCCGTTCCCGACCTTATTGTAGGCGCTGAACGTAAGGAGAAAAA